TTCAAATTTTGACCAAAATAAAAAAAAGCCTACTGTTGTACGCTTAGAATTTACGTATTTAGTCTCTTCCAAGAATGCTCTAATGGTTCTTGACGAGGGTAGTTCACTTCTTGTTTTGAATCATTATTTACTATTAAATCCTCACAAAAAATCATTCCGTTTCGTTTTAGAGACTTTCTACTTCCGATAAAAAAAAATATCGTCAATAATTTTTCCGGTTCTTTGAACTGAATTTCTCTTTAATGATAGGAGTTCAGGCTCAAAAATAATGCCTTTAAAGACAGTAATGGTAATCACCTCATTCAATACGAAATGCTAATGGAGCAGGTAAGGAACCATAACTACCACTTGCATATACGTATTTGTATTTTTGTATGTTCCCATTCACTTCAATTTCTAATATATCGCCACTTACTATACCTGCATCTGAAGCCCGATATATTCCTCCCAATTTCCCACGCACACCATAACTATCTGATAAAATATAAAACGGAGATAGTAGAAAGATATTATCGATATTTGGATTTAATCCTGTAGGTATTTGCAACCAATTACTACGATATGATTGCGATATATTTGTCTCATTAAATCCTTTTGGACGATTAAAAGTAAGTCCGGTGTTAGGGGTTGAATAATTTCCACTCCAAGCACTAGCGTACCAAACTAAAGCGCGTGTATATGGTTCATGTTTTTCTTCTAGCATTAATTCACCTAGTACCCCAATATATGTAACTGCAGGAGCTAATCTTGTGCTTGCAGGTGGAATTGTGCAAGTTATAATTTTTTCCTTATCAACGAATAGATAGAATTCAATCTCAGTATCTATAGCAATTTTAGGGCCATTTGAAGTAACACCATCAGAGAAATTCCTTCCACGGAACCAACTAGTCGGCCAAGATTGATCCGGAGTAGTCCCACGACCTTTCTCTTTATCATATCCATAACAAAATTTAAAGAAAGCATCAGAATATAGCGTTGATCTCACATCAAAATCTAATTTTTGTGAGCTGTCCTCCATGTTTCTTCCGTCATATGGTATAAGTTCGATATAGATATTTTTTTTTACCATCATTTCCGTTCGAATACATGACATAGACATCATTTGAAGTTGGTTTTCCTTCATTTAGTTGTTTCCAACCAACACGTAACATCTCGTCAATAACCAGATTAAATATATTCTTTTTTAACGGTGTAAATCTTTTGAAGATATGTTCTGTCATAGAAGACACTCCTTTATTGTAAACTTACTGCTTTAATGATTATTGTAAATAAAGCTGGTTCATTTCCTTTGTTTTCAATAAAAACATGAGCAGCACTTGTTTTATCTTTATCTTCGCAAGGGATTGCTAATATATCGTAAGTTTTCTTCTCTTGATTACTCTTATATATTTGTAGTCCGTTTTGTTTCTTATCAAAAATTGAAATAATAGATTCAATATCTTTATCGTTTGTTACATGAATAGTTCGAATATCAAATTTGTTGTATTCCATATTCATTGAAAGGTATTGAGTTTGTCCGTTTTGTAAGAGTATTTGTTCAGATTTTTCAATAAGTACGGGTGATGAACTATCACCTACAGTTTCTTTGTAACGATTGATTTTCATTTCAGTACCCATGTAAACACCTCAATCATGTTGCAATTTAATGTTAAATAAAATAGGTTCAAACCCAATGTAGTTTAAATCTTTAGTTACCAGTACCCAAAACTCCCTAGAACTATTTGCGCTTAATGTATTTATTGAAATTTGTTTTACCCAAGCTAAGCTATCTAACGAAATATTTGCCCACGTATATCCCACCTTTTCCATATATTGCTCAATAGAAATTTTGAGATTATGAACAGCTACAGAATTTTCATTTTGGACCATCATTTTAATGATTCTTTTTCCCTCAATCATATTTCCTAAATTAGTTGGATCAGTATCGTTTAATTCTTTAGAGTCCATTATGATTTTTAAAGGAGAACCCATATTATAAATGTCACCGCCATAAAATAGGGCTTTCTTTTCTGCTATAAGGCTATTTTGTTCATCGTAAACTTCAATGGTTCCTTGGAACTCTAAAGATGGTAGGTTTATATCTATACCGGTATTTAATTTGCCCACTTGATTAATAGATAGTGTAGTGCCATTTTCATCTCTTAAAATTACTCTGTTATTTGGGAACAGTTGTCTTAACTTTAATTTGTGGCCACTCGTGATAATGATACGATCAATATCTAGCGGCTTGTATGGATCTGAGACACCTTTCTTTAATACAACACCGATTTTAGTCGCTTCTAATTTGTCGCTATCTGCATAATCAAAAGTAGCATCTACCTTGCTGTAAAAATCCCATTGTTCACCAGTAGAAGTAGCAAGCCATTCTTTATGTTCCTTAGAACTAGTAGTAGAATAAGATTCGAGAAATTCTACTTTGTTATCAGCATTTTGGTATATGATTAATCCACCCTTGTCTCCTTCAACATCAGGAGTATAATCAGCGATGACTTGTATCGCTATATCTCCCTTTGGCTTATCGATTAATAACATTACATCTTTATCTGCTGTATGATTCAATCTTATAAAGCCTTTTCTTGCAGCGATACTAAAAGATTCGGAAGGTGATATAATCCATTCCGGGTTTATGGAATCGAAATCCTCTATAAATATTTTCCCTGCTTCTTTTTTATATAAAGAGACTTTTCTCATAAAATCAATTAAGTATCCAGAACTATCAATATCAAAAGCGTTAAACCTATGGAATGATATATTATTGTTTTCGATTTTAATAATACACTCACGGATTGCCTGTTCCGTGAATTGCTTTTCATATTTTAAAACATAATTTTCATCTGCTTTGCTATTTAAAGAGAAGTAATCTTTATTTCCGTCTATCGATATAGAAACTTGTCCAGGAAGATTAGAAACTTCCGCAATAACACGTAGCTGTTTACCAAAAAACTTGAATCGTATATATTGACCGTTTGTAATACCGGAGTAAAATCGGTCAGAGCTACTTAGGTCAAAATCTGTATCAAATAGTGAGAAATTTTGAGAATTACAGTCATATCTTCTCCACCCCAGTTCGAGTGTCTTTAACACTTGTCCAATGGTAGCCATTTCTTCCTCCTTATCTTGTCTTCTTCCAATTAGAATTTGTCCACCAAGAAGAGCGGCTATGACGTAACCATAATTTCGGTTCTTCTTTTTGAACTTTTCTGTTTTCATCAACTTCAATTATTTCAGTAGGGTAAATATTATTAATAATAAAATCATCAAATTGTATGCACTCGGTATCAATGAATTTATTAATAATAAATGACTCACTTTCAACAATTACAGTATCTACTCCAAGAACCTTCTCAAATTGTTCAGCTTCCTCCACAACGGTTTCTATATTAGTTTCTCTATCAAATGTATTATCTTTTATTTCATCAGCTACAAATTGACGAGAGACATCAAATACATCTTGCTCATGGATTAAGGATTGCTTTGCAGGTGTGTCAGCTGCATCATAATCATTAGCGATTTGTGAATCTAATTCTAATACAAGTCTTTTAAAATCTATTATTTCGGACACATCCGTCATGATATTTGGTGTGCAACGCTCCATATCAATGTTCTCAACGATTTCAGAAGTTATAGTAACTTTGGAACGATCCATTATATCGGACAACACCGTCGTTGCTTGTAACTCCCGTTGAACCCTTGCAAATAAATCAAAATCGGGTAAATAAACAGGAAGTCCCATTCCATCAAACAAATCCATCTCTTCCCTGGATGCAGTTATTTCCTTGATATTTCTATCAGCTGCAGAAAGGATTTCTTCTAAAGCATTGATTTCTTTGCCTTCACGTTTGCTCAGATCACCCTCTGTAATACAAGTAATGATGTCCTTCGTGTTCCTGTTAAATGATAGGGTTTCACTACACTCTGACGTAATTTCTTTTGTAACTATATTTGCAGCTACTTTTTTGTCTATTACAGTTTGAATTGGTTTTGTGTCACGAATACTCTTATCAAATTCAATAATTTCCTCTGTGATAAATTCTCGGTTTACATCAAACCTTTCCGAACTATCCGCGATATTAACATCAAATTCACGAGTTGTATTATCCATCGATTCTAGTTGTTCGATAGAATTAGCAATATATTCATTCGTAATTCTAGTAGACTGTGTTTCATCTGTACTTACACTTTCGTAATACGTTTGCGCTCGATTCATATACTCATATGACTCAACATTTGCTAGGGCTGCATTTTCTGTTCTCTGTGAAGCTTCCATATCAAAGGTAGTGAGTTCTAAGGATAGATTTTTCCGGCTAAACGTCTCATCGGCTGTAGACTTTGTTTTTATTTCTAATATTTGTCTTTCAGCTGCTTCAAATGATATAGATCCACCATCTACTTGAATAATATTTCTTTCTGCAGAATCGAATTTTGTATAGTTTGCTTGTAATTCTCTTTGAATCCTTGCGAATAAATCATAATCCGGTAAATAAACTGGTATCCCTTGATCGCCGAATAAATCAAATTCTTCATAAGATGCAATCATTTCAAGAGTTTGTCTCTCTGCTATTTCTGCATCACTTGTAGTTATCGTATTTATTTCTTTTATCACAATATTGCTCGTATCAACTTCTGTTACGACAGATTGTAATTCTTTTGCTTTTCGTTCCGCTATTAGACTTTCGTAGAATTGTTCACCATACAATACACGGGCTACTTTCACCCATTCGGGAAGTTCTTCTACTTCTGTAGCAAACTCACGAATTTTCTTATGAAGAAGCTCTTTTTCTATACTTTCATTCATTTCATATTCATCTGTAGTTCTAGACATAATAGATTCATTTACGATTTTAATTTCACGCGTATCAAATGGTTTATCTGCAAGTTCTTCTTTCACATGGTCCATATGAAAAATACGACTGCGTTGCTGCGCTGACTCATCATCTGTAATATCTATTGCAAAGCATCTTGATTGTGTGAGGTTTTCCAGTTCAGAAATATCTATATTAACGTTACGATCTATACCGAAAGCGTTTAATGTTGTAATACTTGCTTCAACTTCAATGTCCCTGGAAGCCTGGTTAATTACATCAGAAAAGACACCTTTAATTCTGTTTACTTTTGTTGCGAATACACCTGCATTATCCTCTTTAATAGCCTTAAACCTTGAATTAGGTGGCATACTTACAGGAAACTCATGCACGTTTTCACCAAAAGGATTAGCAATTGAAATAGAAACACAATAAGTCTTTTCATACGAAAGACTTGGACTAACAGAAACTATATGATTCTTTTCATTGATAAATAAAGAAGGGGCAGCAATCGAATAATTTTTCTCGTTCATCTTTTGCCTTCCCCCTTTCTTGTTTAAATATCTTCTTTATAGATTGCTAGGCCAATTGGATTGAAAGGCGAAAACTTACTTGTGAATGGAGAAACTGCTGTTGTTGGCAATGTGTAGCGATATAATTGCGCCATTTGATAATTAGCTAGAATTTCACCGCCAGGGTATTCCTTAAAAGTTACAGTTTTATCTTCCGCATTATAATCGTAATCCGTTTTAGGAACTTCCTTACAATCCATGAATAGGTTCAATGTATTTTCTTTTGGTTTGTGCTCTAAATGGAATATCTTTTTAGTTCCATCGCCTTTACCAATTACTTCATCTGTTACAGTTTTTTCAATTTCAAGCTCATCTGCTTGTTGAATATTTTTTTGGATGTACTGCGTATACATCGTCAAGTTTCCCTACATATCCATCATTAGGATGTACGATATAAATTTGTGATAAATGGTATTTACCGCTATACATAGAAGGATTAAATCTCCCTTGGCCACTATCGATATCGGCATTATGAGTTATAAAGGCAAGGTAATGCTGCTGATACATAGATCCAGTTAATGATTGAGACAAAACAGGCGTAAGATTTCCACCAGATGTATTTTCGCCATAATCCATATTTGCATTACCAATTTTCTTTGTAGAATTGCTGAATTCTTCCCCAGAACGGCAGCCACCCATAATAATTAAATTCTTTTGCGGTTTATTATCAAATGTATACATTCTTCCGATGTACAATGGAACAAATAATGCTCGTACAGGGCTTGGTGTTGGATCAATTCGCATAAACATTACAACACGATCTTTATGAGCGTTACCGTACATGTATACAACGGAATCACGTTTCCAGTCCTTTGTGAATCTTTGCTCCGGTGTCAAACTTAGTACTGTATAGGGAGAAGCGTTCACAAAATTGATAGATGTAAAAATTTCAGCCAGGACACTATTTGTGCTCTGTACGGTAAATTGCGTCTTAGCAGGTAGTATTTCTGTTACATCGCTACCGTTACTAGATTCTAGCAAACGTGTACCTGCAATCTTTATGTTGTCTGCACTTGCAGGAGCAACTTTGAAAATAATTGTATCGCCTGTAAATGTATAGTTATTTGCATCTAAAATTGTTCCGTTTTTGTATACTCCAAAACGACTTTCATCAAAATCTGGGTATGGTAATTTAAATACTGTTTTTGTACCATTTCCATTTCCTAAATCTGCATCTGGATCACTTATTTTAACTTCCTTCTCAATAAAGTAACGTGTATAAGTGAAGAAAATAATATCATTTGTTGGTTCATAGGCGTCATTAGCTAAACGATATTCCCCCGTAACTCTGGCTCCTTTTGCTACTGGTGTATTAAATTTAATTAATCCTGTTCTACCATCCACTGTATATGTGTTTTTTTCTTGATAGATACTATTTATATAAACAGATAAGGAACTAGCAATGATTGGAGAAGTAGGAATAATGAAGTCTGTTTTCTTTCCATCTCCCGTTCCGGAATCCCCTAATCTCGATTCAGTGGCTACATATCTTGAATCTGCGAAATCAGAATCAGTAGTATCGTATGCAACTGCAAAACCAAATCTTCTACGCTCCAAATCACTTCCAGCGGATTCGAATAATCGCACATCTATGAATTTGCTGGTTTCTCTTCGGATACGGAAAAATAGATCACGTTTCCATCCGTGATCTACAAATAACTTTTCTAATTCAGTAGGTAAGGTTTGTAAATTTACAATTTTATCGAACCACATTTATATTCATCCCCTATATAGTTTTCTCGAAAATACCTAATCCTGCTGGACGATATGCAGTAGCTGGCATCTTTGTAATTGGTGAAATTGCATCTACGGTAAAGAATCTGTAGATGTCGTGTGTATCTGGACATGTATTTTTTCTAACTTTTAATTTATCTCCATTTAGCAATCCTAACGGGGAGAGAAGTACAACATACGGCATATAACCACGTACCCCTTCATCTGGATGTACAATATAAGCCCTAGATGTATGAACTCTTCCGCTATATAAAGATGGATTGAATTGATACTTATATTCGTCATTATCATGGCTTTGCCATGCTGTAGGATATTGGCCACCATTAGCACCTTTCCGATCAGGTGGCATAATATTACTTGGTATATTCCATGCAATATAATGCGCTTGGTACCTTGCGCCAAAACGGGAACGTTTAATAATTACGTTATCAATGCCGTTACCTGGTGATTTAGGGTATTTCTTTGTGCGTGGCATATAGTTCGATACGTCCCTAAATGGCGTTTTACTTTCAAAATTAAAGCTGTGAGATGAGCTTTCTCCACCTTCATCGTAAGCAGTTCCAGCCCAAAGAGCATCTGCTATGGTGTCGTCATTTCCATAGCTTTCTAAGCGTCCCATGTATACTGGGGTTACAGGGACAGTATTATTTTCAAATGCTGGCGTTTTATCTGCTTGTATTAGTAGGACAACTCTATTTTTATCAACTTGTCCTGTAATACGAACTAAAGAATCTGGCCACCAATTTGTATCAGCGTCTATATTTAGCAATTTAGGGTTTCTCAAAGTAGATTTAACCCAAGGCGACATCATTAAATCAGGCTTATCTGTATAGTCATAAACGGTATATGTATAAGGTCTTCCGTTGTTTATTTCTGTTTTTTCTGTAGCTATCACTTCGGCCAATTCTACATCTATAATGGATTGGAACTCTTTCTTGTCCTCGGCTCCCATAATAACTACACTATCCTCTTGATAGCTTGGTAGTTTTTCAATCATATATAAATACATACATGAACGATCTTTATATTGTGGGTTGTTTTCTAAGTATGTTTTAAATGCAGTTTTACCATCAGGCTTAGAAAAATCGATGTCTAATTGAGTCTTTGCGGTCCACTTCCAAGCTTGAACAATTCCGTATAAACCACCATCACTATTTTTTAAAATTACATGCTTTGCAGCCCAATAATTATGAACAGGGTCGTCCGATTTCGTAGCTTTATAAATAACCTTGTAAAAGCTGCTTACTTTCTTCCATCCATTTTCAATCATGGTGTTTATTAACTCCATATGGAATTCTGCTTCTGATACTATTTTTTCAATATATGCCATAGGTTTGACGCTCCTAATCTCTTAATAGTTGATAATTCAGTTTTACTACTTTGGATGTTCCGGTTATATTGTGGTATTCGAACTTTAATACAGCGTTAGCCGGAATAGGTCTAATAATAGAAAAATTGAATCCTTCTGGTACGTCTTTTACATAAACATTTTTAAATATTTGTTTTCCATCGATAAATAGATTCCAATAATCACGATCACTATAACTTGATGCAGCTATAGAAAATGCAATTAACTCTGTATCGAACGGTAGTGAGAATTCATCTTTTTTTACGGCATCATCTATTCCAATTCTTCTACCTTCTATATACGGTTCCGTTTTTGTAGGGAAATAAGGAGCGTCAAATCTACCGCCCGCCATATATGTAACAGCAAAACTCATGCTATCCCTCCTTTATGATAAAAAATGCAATTCGAACCATACTGTTTTATCAAGGATGCCTTGATTTTTAAATGAAAATTGAACCGTACTTCCTGCTGCTAAAGGTTTATAAATCATAAAGTGCATACCTTCAGGAATATCCTTGGTATATATGTTTTTACAAATCGTTTTACCGTTTACAATTAAGCTCCATTTATCATCTAATTCATATATAGATGCACTTACACTTATTGCATACAGCTCCATATCTGCAGGTACAGTATATGTAGTTTCATTTGTTTGGAATGAAAAAGAATCCATAATGAATCCAGGTATGAATGGTTCTGTTTTAGTTGGATGAAAAGGCGGATCTAATCGACCACCGGCTAAATAGGTTGTTTCAAACAAGAGTAATCACCCTTTTTCGTGTATTAAAAAATTCCCGTGCATCATCACGATACATCGGGAATTGGTAAATCAGACAGCATACCGTTACCTTTGTTTAGAAGGCGGGGTTGCACACGTTCTAGCTGCTTTTGCGCATTATATATTAATTGTAGCTCCATCTCTTTTCCAGTTACTTTATGTGAGACAAGGACCTTTTCTAGCATACCTTGTGCGTTGAAAGCCAAATCATAGTGTAGGTATTTATCGCCATCGACTGCAGATAGGCGGGCACCGTCACGAATAAGTGTATATCCTTCGGTCATGCCTTCTTTAAATACGTCATTTGGATCATTCCCGGGCATTGGTTTACCACCGTTATAAATTTGCCTATCGATTAAGCCCTTCATCAAATACATGATTGGATCATATAAGTTTTTTTGCATTATCATAGAATCACCCCTAGTTCACCCTCGTAACAGACCAAGTTTTTGCTGGTCGTTGGATATAATAGTGATCTTTGTCTTGATTTACCCGAGGAAATGATAAATCTGGTAAGGAACCATAATCGAACAAGATATTGTTCTGCGTATCCAGTACTTGCAAACGTCCTGTAAGAATCCCCTTAGGATTTCGAACTGCTTCAAATACGATAATATTCACACCATATTCAAGTGGAATATCAACATATGTTGGATTGTTTCGGATGAAATAGTTTTCTGCGACTAATTTATCATTACAGTAAATATTTAATAAGTCCCCATCCTCTACATCCCAATCCCAAAGTTTCAATCGTAATGTATCTACATTTACTGTGATACCAGTTATATCTGTATATGGGGCTGGTTCATAACCGTAATTAACAGTTAAATCTAAAGTTTGATAGAATCCATCATCTGCAGAGATCATTGTATTAATCCCTTTAACAAAGTAATTCCATTGTTGGCCAGAATCTCTATTGTAAACAGAAATAACATCAAATAATTGAACCCTTGGATCACCTATTACTGCGACTGTTAATGTTCTGAACTTCTGAATCGCTTTTAAATGATAAGCTGCAGCAACCGCTCTTCTTGCAAAGAACGTTGTCGCCCAAGGAACTTCTATCATTTCCTCTCGTAAATCACCCTGCGATACATTTTTTAATAGAAATGAATTAAGAAATCCGTTTGCGTAATCTCCACATTTAACAACAATACTGTTACTTATGTCCTGGTCAGTTAGCTGCATATCTAAAGAGATAAGATTTTCACCTTCTCTAAAACTAAATTTTGCAGGTTCGTTAATTGCATAGTCCGGCATCTTCATGAATGTGCAACTTCCATCCGGTTCATGTTTTATATAATGGAATGTTGTATCTATAATATCGCGTACAATTTCATCCCACTTTTGAAACCTCTTACCAGTTGCTCCCTCAACAATCCAACTTTGATTGGTACCAGGAATGTTTACTCTGCTACCGTGCAATGTAACTCCGGCTTTTTCAAAGAAGAATTTCACCACATCATAAACATTACCGGTTGGTGCTACAATCTCATCTGATCCTGGCGTTGGGATAACTGATTTGTGTAAAACTTTTTTTATATGATGTGGTGCAGGTGACAGAGATTGTCCCACTTTCGGCATTTACCTTCACATCAGATACAAAACCATGTATATACGGTAAAGCTTCTTCACCGTATCCGATAGACACCTTAAATTCAGTCTGCGGATATAGTTGGTTTGTATTTGTTACTTCACTGTTATAAAACCATTCTTGAATAGAAGAGAACTTACCATACCAGTTGTCAGGAGCCATTTGACCGTATTCATTCGCAAAGGTAATAGTAAATGTACTAGCAAACTGGTCTGCGTTCTCCTGTACTTCTAGGCCTGTTACACGATGTTGTATTTGGACGTAAGAAGAAGAGTCTCTCTTTTTCATATAAACAATTAAATTAGGAGAGTTATTCCCCACTTGGAAATAGCTCCCCAACATTCTAATTAAAGAAATAGATCCTTCTCTCACATTCCATCAACTCCTACTCCTGCTTGTGACATAGATATTAATTTACATTTTGCTATGACCAACGTTCCTTTTCGTATTGCATCTACTTCATTCGGCGGTATTATACCCCCGTAGGTACCGTAATCGCCAGTAATAATATGGGGGCGGTATATTTCCCTCATGAAATCACGCCAATAACTGATATCGTTAAATAAAATATTGAATTCTACTTCGCATCCTTTATTCCCGTTACTTTGGAAACGGGGATAACCATGCATAATATTATAGTTTTTTAATCCGTCTAATGATTTAGGCATTTTTGTTTGCTCAATCATTGCGATGTTTGGGACGAATCCAAAAGCGTAATAATGAACGTCACGTATATAAGCTACATCTGCACCGCCATAACCGCTTGTTGTGAATTCAATTGTTTGTGGTCCTGCACCAACAAAAATTTCTCTGGATTCCCAGGCATAGGCACCTCTTGCTCTAAATTTTTCAATACCATTTACCCGAACAATAAAGTATTTATCCGGTAACATACCATCAGAACCAATAGGAACTTGGGACATAAAAGAGAAGTTATATGTCCCAGGCCATGAAAAATTAATAGTATATGTAATTGTACTTTTTTAATTCTGTAGCATCCCATAAGAGGTGATATGAACCGGCTCTTCTATGCAATGTTTTTAATATACTCATACATTTCGCACCGCCATTCCCATTAGATCATCAGCAACTACGTTTTGTAGCAGCTTTCTCATTTTTACAAAGTCATCTGCGGATTGTAGTTTTTCAACAGAGACTTTAAATGTAGCATTTTGAATTGTTACGCCATTATCCGTTTTCTTCTCAACGTGGGTTTGTCCAGCAAATGGATGTGCAGTTTTACCGATTAGATCAGCAGAACGTGCGCCCATTTGTCCAATTTGATTAGATACATCGGTTACTAGTTTCATTGGTTTAGGTGGAACGACAGCTTTATTTAATAGTTCAGAAGCTTTGTCTACTGCAGGAATCATTTTTTCCATTCCTACACCAAGACCTTCTGTAATATAGCCCCCGTATTCCATCATTAACCGGGATGGGCTTCGAATACCAAAGAACTTTAATACGGCTTTAGGTATTCCCGAAACAACTCCTTTAGCTTTTTTTATAAGCCAATCTGCCATTCCTGACATACCTTCACCAATACCGGCAATAATATCTTTTCCCCAGCTAACTGCATCTTTTGCTACATTTTTTACTATGGAACCTACTTTACTAAATACATCTTTTACAGTATCTACAACCCCTGTAAATGCACCAGTGATTGCTTTCTTTATAGTTTTAAAGTTACTAACAATGAATTCTTTTATACCGCCAACAACATCTGTTATCGTGTTATATAATTTGTTGAAATTATTAATTACAAACCCAACAAATTCACGAACTGCATTAATGATTGTAAACTTTATAAAATTCCAAGCTGATTGAATCACATTTTTAATTGTGTTCATAACGCTAGAAATTGTATCTTTAATAGATTCCCAAGAAGATTTCACAAAATCTTTTAAGAATTTTAATACTGTAGTAAAGGTTGATTTAATTGAGTCCCAGGCTTTTTTTACAATTTCCTTAATCGTGTTAAAAACACTGGATATTGTATTTTTCATTTTTTCGAATTCGGTTTTTACGTACTGCTTTATTATTGCTAAAGCCATAGAGAAAATTCTCTTAATAGCATTCCATCCAGTAGTAAAGATTTTCTTCCAGGTGTTAACTGCTTTTTGGACACTATTCTTAATGAACTTCCATGTACCATCTACAATTTTTTTTTAATCCATCTAAGGCAAATTTGAAAATGAATTTTATGGCATTCCAACCGAATTCAATTATATTTTTCATTAAGCTAAAATAAAATTTAACTACTTTTACATAACCATCCCAAGCTTTAGAAAATATTTTACCTATGAATGACATTGCAGAACTGAATATTTTTTTTCGTGCCTTCCCAGAATCCAGAGAAGAACTTACCTAAACCATTCCAAGCAGATTTTGCACCTTTTACGGTTGCGTTCCAAGCCTTAGAGCAGGCATCACCAATCCATTTAACTGCTTTCTTGGTGTATTTTACGATGTCATCCCAGTTTTTATAAATTAGATATACTAATCCTACAATTGCTAGTATGGCAATCGTCCAGGGATTCATCAGTAAGGTCATCATAGATCTGCCCAACAGCGCTAGAGCTTTCCCGATTCCACCAAACATACCGATAAGTTTAGGGCCGACTTTAAGAATACCTGTAAATAGTAATGGTACTTTAGTAAGTATTGGTACTAGGAATCTTAATGAGCCAACAAATGCACCAACTCCACTTGTCATAAAGCCCATCATGGCGACTAATGGACCTAATACAGCGACCATACCTAAAATCGCTACAATACCAATTTGAATTGGCTTAGGCATAGAACTAAATGCCTTTGCAACAACCTCTACTGTTTTAATAATTGGAGGAAGTGCTACTTCTGCAATATCTAAAATAGCTTGTCCTAATGGTTCTAAAGATGCCATTGTAGTACGCATTAACTTTTGCCACCGAACACCAAAAGCTTCTTGCTGCGTCTTCTGCATTTTGCCCATTGTGCCCTCAACATCGCCTAACGCTCCATTTGCGTTATTAAGTCCTAAGACAGCTTGAGCACCCATGTCTTCCCATTTTGTCATTTTGTTATCGTAAAGGCTTTTTATCCCTTACTTCTTACACTTCATATTAGTGTAAGCTCGGCATACGTTTTCACTATTAAAGTGTCGCGGTCTCGTGGAGGGATTATATCTTTTCACCCTCTATGCTCTGCCCCTGACTACACTTTGCATAGCCTTCGGTTCAAATTAGGATTCGCACCCTCTTTGCTTCATACCGCGATTTTAATTCGGCACAACTTATCATCTACCGAATACTGCAACACCAAGTTGGTTTGCTTTTACTTTATCGTCCATCTTACCTAAATCACCTAAGACGGCATTAAATACATCTGCAGAAGTTCCTTTACCTTTGTTGAAGTTATCCCAGACCTTTTGTGTTTGAGGTGACATTTCAGCAAAAGCATCAGATACGCCTTTAGAACCGTCCTGTACCCGAATCCCGAATTCTTTTACAAGATCGTTAATGTAATCGAGATTATAACTACCATCACGAGTACCATTTGCCATAATGGTAAACATCTCGTTAGCAGAGAATCCGGCTTGTTTGTACAGCGGAGCATATTCGGCCACATTATCAAACATTTCATTTGAATAGTTCAAACCTTCTTGTCCACCAGCAGCAAATAAATCGAATGCTTCCTTTGAAGAAATACCAAATTGATTCATTAACTGCCCTGCGCCACGAGTTACTTCATTGATATCAGAATCAAATGTTTTACCCAATGTCATAGCACTTTTTGTAGCTTCTTCTAATTCTTCGTGAGGAACGTCTTTCATATTCTGATACACTTTTATAAGAGACTGATCCACTTCTTCAATACTTTGGCCAAATCCATCTTTCCAAGTTTCTTTTGCGATTTTACCAAGGTTTTCAGCACCTTTTTCAGTAAGACCTAAAGAAGATTGGATGTTTCTTTGAGAAGTATCGAAATCAGAAGCCACTTTTACAGCTGCAGCACCGATACCAGCTAAAGGTAAGGAAACGCCCGTTGTCATGTTTGTACCAACATCTTTCATTTTGTTACCTACATGACTAATTGATTCCCCTGCTTTTTGGAATTTATCATGCATTCCATTTGCAGTCTTTTGTACTCGATCTTCAAACTGTTGTAAATCTTTATAAGCGCCTTCTGCTCTAATACCAATCGTTCCGAACAGTTGGAACATTTCAGCTAACATTTATGCACCCCCTTCTGGGGCCGATAACCATTTTATTCTTCATCGTCGTCTTCCTCGAATTGAGCCATAATCTGCTCAACATGCGCTTCACACTCTTCTTTCGTCCATACTTCACCCATTTTATAAGAGGATTCTTTATCGTCCTGGTTGTCAGTTAGTCCAAAAGCTTGAAGATAATCATTAAAAGTAGTACCTTCTTCAAGTTGACGAGTTTGAAAGCCAATGAACGCCATCTTCTTCCACTCATTTAGTTCTTCTTGCTGTTCTTCTCGTGCAATTAGAGAAAACAGGTCCATTAAACGCGAATACGGTATAGATAAGACATAATCATCTGTCCATCCATACCGTTTTTGTATCTTGTCGAAAGCACGTAACATATTTTGTTCAGCTTCCTCTAAATATTCATCTGAGTCTTCATTTACGCTAGGATTGGCGCTGCTGCTGATTGGCTCCATTTCTCGCTCTGAACTTTCACGAGTCCCTTGACCTGGTTGAAAAAAGTCATTAAGTCTTCACTTTCCAGTAATCCTTGAATAACAGAAACCATTGCTTCCGGAGGGAACTGTCTAAATTCTTCGGCTTTCACTTTTAATAAACTAGCAAAGAACTCTGTAAAATCATCCTCACAAGCAGGGATCATCGTTAGAACACGGAAAGCAAATTCTAATCCTTTTTGTTGCTGTTTCTCTTTAAGTGCAACTAATTGTGCTTGTTTTTCTTCTTCTGGAAGAGATTCTGCTGCTTTAGTAAGTTCATCCATTGCTTGCTTATCCTTACCGAAATCAGCAAAGTTAACTATTGCGCTGCGTCCAACCTTCGAAATAATCTTAGCGAATCGCCAAACGTCCGTTACATTTAATCGTCGCATTGTTACTTTTTCACCTAAGATTGTAATTTCTGTACCGGTATTCATCATTTTTTCTAATATAGAAGTCATTTTGTCCGCTCCTTTTTTTTGTATTCAGCTTGTTTTATGCAATAGAAAACCGACTACCATTTATGCGATAGCCGGTGCTTTTTTGTGCTGCTGCTTTCTTTTTCTTTGGTAAATAGATTTCGTATGGCGGCGTAGATGGTGCAGATTCACTGTAATGACCAATAAACTTACACTTCAAACCAACTGTCCCTTTACCATCTTTTAGATCAACCTCAATAGATGAAACTACCATTGCATTACGAATTACAAAAATGACTGGTAGATCACTACCCGAAATCATACCAATGAGTGCAATATCATGATAGTTTGAATCTGGAATATCATTTGAAGGTTTCATAATATCGTAATCTTCTTCAGTTGTACTATCTACCGTCATACCAGGTAAAGCTAACTGCAGGTTTTCTTTTGTGAACTCTACTAATGTAAGTTCTACATGCGGTTCATCTTTTAATAACCACTTACCACGCACCATTTTACCTAGCACACCATCAAGATCTGCATCATAATACTCACGATCAAAACCCACTTTTGTTCCGCCTGTAGTCGCTCCTACAAGTTCCCCTAATTGTTTTACACTTTTAAATCCTTTGTACATGACACCAGGACCGATAACAAAATTTTCTGTAGTCCCTTCACGAACACCGTTAATTAATTTCCAGCTCATTTGTCCTACCCCCTAATACAAGTCCGTTCGAAATGTTCGGACAAGGAATTTCGCATTTATATGAATGATGGATGGGTCTTCATCTGGTACCGGCAGTTTACCTGCACGATGTATAGAAAGTATCCCATCATCCTTTAAACCAACTTCTCTATCTAGTAACTTCTCAATACGTGTAGCAATTAACTTTGCCTTATCATAATCCCCATTATCACAATACACATCGAAATTTAGAATCATACGATCTATAATTTCAACATCATCCGGATTGTCTGCTTCAATTCTCATAACTACATAAGGCATTTCCATATCATCTTGTGCAGTTTGGGATGTAAGAGCAGGGCCTCTGTCTTCGCCTTCACCATACTCTGATAGATTATCTTTTATTATTTCATCGTTCTCTACAAGCATTCTAATAGCTGCAATAGCGTTAGACATGTATTACCCTCCCATCATTCTTTTAAGTTCTCTACGTTCTTTTTCAAACGCTTTTAATAGGAATGGACGGGCTTCCATATGACTTGTACCAGTTTCAAGCCATATTGCTTTTTTCAAATCGCTCCCTACTGCACCCAATACCTCTGATTGTGACCGTTTAACATTGTATTTAATCGAATTTAACAAGTCACCGGTACGAACAGCAGGAGCTTCACCTGGTTTAGAAGCAGTATATTTACGACTCGTATGAGGTATTTTGTATTGCTTACCGCTACGGCTACCTGTGAGATTCTTCTTAACTTGATTTTGTAAATGAATAGATGCTGCTGTGACTTTTTCAACACACATAGCGTTAATATGCGTCTTTACTTGCTCCATATTACTTGAGTACTCAATTTCTACTGAATTCGCCATATAGAATCATACCTTTTCGCAATAAATTTCAATGTGATGATTCATAAATGCAGGATTACGCGGCTCTCCTTTTACTTCAAATGTATAATCAACACCCACATCTTCATTTTTGAAATGAATAAGATCATTGGGTTTAATTATGTAAGAAGCAGGTGCATATATCTTAAATGTTGTATCAAAATTTTGTTTATCACGTTTAAATCTCTCATTATCAGTAGCAGAATTAGTAGTTACACGGCAAATCATCTTCTCGTAAACGTCCTCTGGTACTTCTGCATAGTTACCAGAGGATTGCTTCTTTTTCTGTTTTCGTTTTACAACTACCTCATGAATATATAAATCATCCATTCCACCATCATCGAAATACATTTCGTTCATGTGGACATCACCGGCTTAACTCTTGCTCTAAAGCCTTTTAAACCATTGAGTATCTTATTGTTTGTAGCTGGTTCATCTAGCGTTTCTGGGCTAATCTGGTACGAATAATCCCCAATACTCTCTGATGTCTTCAGACCTTTTCGTTGTAAGTTAGCACGAACTACTGCAGAAACAACCAAATCAATAATACATTTCTTCATAAGTACCTGTAGATCATCATAATCTTTTATCTTATATTCGAATTCATAAAGCTGATTTTCGGATAAACCATAAACAATACGCCCATTTAGAGTAATAGAATCGGTCATATCTTGTTTAGAACTAACATGAGTGACTTTTGCTATAGATTCAGCAGGAAAAGAAAGCCAAGCTAGTTTGCTTGTTTGAATGACTTCTTTCATTGGATTCTCCGGCTTAACTCTTAAATACTTTTTAACAACAACTGCATAGTAATCTATTAGTTCTTGAATTACTGTATCAGGCATCCTCTGCACATTTACGCGGTCTTTAATGTCCTGCAAGGTAATATCCATTATGTTTCTTTCTCCTTCTTATCGACTTCTTTTACAAGTTCAAAATGTCCAGTACTTACAAGGTAATCAGCTTTTTCATTTGCAACTGTTTCTTCTTGGCCATTCTTAAACTTTTGTCCATAAGCGGTGTAAGTGCCACCGTATCGCAGCGTAACTACTTTCATAATTAACACCCCTTTCACGAATGTAAACTATTGCATGAAAGTTTACATTCGTATTGTTGGTTTTATTGGTTCTAACTCGTTTTCTATTAAAAATAAAGAAAATGATAAAAAAAGTATACATTCAAAACCCTAATAACAAAGGGTTTATTCCCATAAAAAATACGCCTGGATATTAAGCTCCAAACGTATCCGGAATATTTGTTAGGATTGCTACTGCATCCATTTCTTGAATTACAGCATCATCATCAAAGTGAATTACATAGAATCGTTTATCTTCCATGATTGCACTTTCACCCTCAGTTGTTTTACGGACACGAGTCTCGTATGTATTAACCGCAATAAAGTTTCGTGGATCAGCAAGCATGATTACATCATCTGTTAAAGATGGAACAGTAACAATGCCATATCCCATTGGTTTATTAACTTGGTCACCAGCTCCAAGTAATGCAGCATCACCAGCGCCTGTAGAACGGTTTGTTAAATACTCAATCCATTTCTCTCTACGGTTCGGTGACATAATCCAACGTAGATTGCTATTTTTATATTTATTTGGCATTGCACCAGATAAAGCAAAAATAGAACCTTTACCAAATCCATTCGCTGCTACCGCTTCGCCTGTACCAGTTACTATTTTAGCGTGGTCAACAATATGAGATTCTGACGATTTTGTAATTTTCTTTAACCAACCATCATTGATCGATAAGAACGGATCAGAAGATTCAGTGTCTCCATTCCAATGCAAGTCCTCTAAATCAATACCTAATTGAGTTGACATAAGAGTCATTACAGTATCCTCGAAACCTTCACCTTCAATGTTTTCACGAAGAGTTTCTTCTGTAATTTCCCAAGGTAAGCGCATAGCCTTTGTATGGTACTCAATTTTAGAAGTCTTAACACCAGCACGGTATTCATCATCTTTGTTTTCTGTTTTCTTACGCAGAATACGTCCGCCAATTGCAATTTTGTCTAACTCACCTTGCTTGGCTTTACGCATTTCTTTTCGGTGTAACTGCGAGAATGGTGTTGAATCAAATGCCATTCGGAAGAATTCCTTGCTCTGCTCGGGATTTAGTAATCCGCTAGAAAGGGAACCTGTTGAAATAGTTTTTTCGATTTTTGATAAACGTTTCATTAAATCTTGATTGTTCATTGTGCTCATAGTAATAATTCCTCCTTATATTACAAGTTTAAATTTGAGAATACTGATTTTTTTAATTGGTTGTTGTCCTGGTTTAAAATCTTCGTCTGGATCTAATCCTTTGCGAATAGAAGCAGCATTTTCGATATTTTCAAGACGTTTTGTAATTGGTTCTAGCGCCTTTTGGATAACTGCTGCAGTTTTCTCTTCCTCTGTTAGCTCTTCTGGTGTTGGTTCTGTTTCTTCGCCATTCACCTGCTTTTCAATCTTATCTAACTTAGTAGCTAGTGGCGCTACTGCTTGTTTAACAACCTCTGCAATATCTTCTGCTTTCATTTCGTCTTCCTCCTGTGGTGAAGCAGCTTCTTTTATTTCAGTAATTAAAGCTAATGCTTCATCTAATTTTGTATGATTCTTTTGGGATAATACTTTCCCAGCTTTTTTAATACTTTCTAAAACAATGCTTTCTGCTTGTGTACTATCTTCTGATTTCGTAACGATATAACCGCCTTTAATAGAAGAAAGTATATCCTTCATATCATCAAGAGCAGCTGCCATACGGTCGATATCGGGATTACTTTCCCAAATCTCCCAATAGAACACATCTTCAAATAAATTAAAAACAGCCCGTAAATCACGCTTTTGTTTTTCATCAATAAAGCGGTCTTTTACTTCACCTTTTTTAATTTCGTGTTTTTCACCTTTTACGAAATCTAACATTTTTCGAATAATACCTTTATCTTCATTAGTAAAATCATCAGTCTTGGCAATTTCTACACGTTCACCAAATCCGCCCATAGAAAAACCAGTGACTTCGCCTTTTTTTAATTTCTTCCCAGGTGTCTGCATCATCAACACGAACAGTCATAAGCCATGTTCCTGCTTGTACTTCTTGTTCGCCTACTGTCATATCACTTTTAGCAATCCAGTTTTCAACTACTGTTCCTTTACCAGCAATTTCATCATGTTGCTTGTCAATGTGTTGGTAATTTTCCATAAAGGTATAAGCAGCCTTTTCAATTTCCTCTGCGGTCATTTTATCCCCATGTGAATCTTCTACATCTGGTTCATATACCACACCTGTAACAAGCTGCTTCTCTTCCTCTGTTTTAAGGATTGGAACTTGCTTTGATATATTTGGTTGTTTATCAGTTGCACTCTTCATAATGGCGAATTGACGACCATTTGCACCTTTTGTAACCAATGAAATATAACTAATCTCGGCGTTTTTTAGTTCGTATGCCATTGTTTTACCTCCTTCCCTATAAATATTGGGGTTCCACTGTCAAAACGCATGCAGCCAATTTAAAGCCGTATACGTTTTGACGATGAAACCCCAATCAAATAGGTGTATTTTATTACTCTTCTGAAATCATTGTGCAGCGACAATGCGGATGAGCTGGCGGACACATCTTTCCATTACTAAATAGATCATCAATATCTACCGTTTCCCCATGTAAACCACCACATTCTTTACAAACACGCTCATCGTTCCCTGTAAGCCATGTTTTCTTATTTCTATTTGCACCCTTATAAGCAATTAAATTACCGTAATTCATGGCATATGTTGTTTCTGTACGTGCAATCATCATTGCTCTGTAGTTACTTGCTTCTGACATCACATCTGCAATAGAAACACTTAATGCATCGACACCCATTCCTTCACTAAGATTCTTTAGCATTGTTTCTCTTAATCTATCTTTAGTGGTTTCATGTATTCCCTTTGCTAATTCAAAAGCGTAAGTAGCTACCCATTTTGCAGCAACGTCACCAATTGGATCTAATACCATCCAGGTTAAACCGTTAGAAGCTATAGTACTCTGTACAAACTCTGTTACATCATCCTGTAGTGTGTCCGTGACTTCATCGACAAACATTTGTCGTTCCTCATCCCAATCAACACTATCCAGAAATTCATCAACTTCTGCTTCTGCAATTACAAGATCAATCTCTTCATCTGCTTTATTAATACGAATTACGGGAAGCAGGTTTAAGAGCCGTTTTCCCTGCTCTGAAAAAAATCAGCTACCTTCTTTTGCATAGCTTTCTCTATTTCTTCATGCTTTTCCCTAAATGCATTAATAGCAATTAAGTTATCTTGCTCATTATCTGCAGCTTTCGCAATTGGTTCTGGTAGAGAAGGTTCAGTTGTACCATCAAAGAATTTATCACCTTCTGGTACAGGTTCATAACCTACTACTTTACGGGACTCATTCAGTTTTAATATTCCACCTTCATAACTGTCTTTTGCATACTTCAAATCTGCTTCACGATCATCCGTATCGATTTCATTTAATTTGAAATACCAATCTAAACCGCCTAGTATTTCAGCAAATACACGGAACAATTGATTATTTAATCGATGTTCTAATATTTCTTGTCCAGGTTCAATAATAGAACGCTTGTACATCTCGTTCATTTCTTTAGCAGTTGTTTGTCCTAATGAACCTGTCATAGCCCAACCAATACGATAAGGTGGTACACGATGGGCCACACATATCTCCATTGCGCTATCCTGCTTATATAAACGGAAACTACCTTCTTTTACGTCTGGACTGACTTTTTCTAACTTAGCTGTTGCTCCTGGTGGAACAGGAACTACGGCCAACTTATGATGTTCACCCTTAGTTTCTACAGAGAAAAATGCTTTTAGTTCGTTTTCTGTTCCCTCATCTATTTCATCGACACCCTCAAGGAATAGCAGAGCGTCTGGAATTGTCTTACCTGTAAAAAAGTTTATATTGTAATCTCTCACTGCTTGAGATCCAACTATTGAACCGATAGAACTAACGTAATTAGGTATCCCATAATAAGAAGAACGAGAACCGAATTTACGAATAACAATTACTTCTCCGGCTTTTTCTGTTCCGTTTGCCGCAATATCTTCTGCCCCTAAAGGATTACCATCATCTAGACGAAAATCATCAGGATAACCGAACTTTTTAAACCATCGTTCTTTGTTATTTACGCTTTGAGCAAAGCGTACTTTATCTTTATGAGCACGAACTGTATGAGCTGGAATGTGGTATAGTTCTGACGGTTCATTCTTGTTATTACGAACAACTTCAATAATTCCCCATCCGACTGTTTCATAATCGTCCCATACGGCCCTTATGATTTCGGAGCTTGTCATTTCCGGATTACAATTCCTCATAAAGTCTTTTAACCTTTTATATTGCTCCTGGTTCGCTGCTTCTTTTACTTCTTCAAAAGGAGCAAAGTCGAAACCAACACCTGCAATATCATCAACTTTTGCGCTAATACAAGCAGAATGAATAGGATTACTTTCCTTTATTTCCAGCAATACCGCCATATCATAAGGAGGTTTAACTAATCCCTTATCACCATATATTTGAGCGAATGGATCAACTGCCATTTGCTTGCTGTTGTCTTCCTTATTCTTTGGATCATCTGCAGCTTTATTAATACCAAATACTTTTACATTCTTAATTGTCTTCTTATCGCTCATATCGTTTGTATGTGCTCCTTTCTTCTATTAATAAGGAGCAAAAGAAATAGCCGAACAATTAATGTCCGACTACACTCTTTTAACCTTCCCACCCATAACTACTTTCGGTTTATAGAAGGCTAGAACTATAGCATCTGCTCTATCGGGTGATTGCAATCCGCGTTTCTTCATTTCTTCTTTTCGCTCTAATGTAATCTTACCTCTACTTGTTATTCTGTATTTACGGCTAGAAAATTGAGAAATCATTTTTTCATCATTTGGAATCTCCATTGTAGGTTCTTCACCCTGTATAAATGCTTTCATATTCTCTTCAAGTAAATCTCTTACCACGGCCCAACCTTCTGCACCTGCATTATCATAATGCTCATCATCAAGCGGCTTCCCGTTATTTACAACCGGATATACTTTGAATGGTAAACGTTCAGATTTAATAACTTCTTTCAATCTGTCCGTAACACCACCACCAACACCACTATCATCGACTTTTATATCAACTCTTTTTAACTGCTTGTACTTTGCCATGTACTCCTTAGCTAATTTCAATACGTGACCAGCAGTTTCCATAGTATCTTGTTTGTAGTGGTTTAATAATTTAAAGACTTTATTTCCTATCCTTGGAGCAATTACAGTTTCATCATCACCAAATCGGGCAACGTCAACACCTAAGTCAAGTGTTTCACCAGTCGGCTCCACTTTACAAGATGCTGCTTGCTCTACAATTTCTAACGGGATAAATGCATCTGCTTCCGCTTTAGGAAATTCACCAAGTACACGTACACGCCAAACATCTGAACCCTCACCATATTTCTTTTTCAATACTTCTATATTGTCTTTACTGGTTCGAGGGCTATCTAAGCTAGAGACTTTATGTATTTTATATAAATCTCTGTCACGATTATGAGAATCATAAAATACACCACTTGTTCTTGTTGGGTTTCCGCATAAAAACAATTTATTTTCTGCACCAGATAAAGTGCCAAGTATGGCTTCCATAATAGGATCTGCTATACCAGAAGCTTCATCACATACAAATAACATATAGTCTTCGTGAAAACCTTGCATATTTTCCGGCTTAGTTGCTGTTCTAGCAGTAGCAAACCAACGTTCCTCACTGCCAATCATGTACACTCGCGTTTTGGTCCATTTAAGAAGATTTTTAACCGCGCTGCCTTCTAACCACTTTGCTATTTCAGCCCAAAGTACAGTAAATAACTGCTCCTTTGTAGGTGCTGTACATATAACTTTTGGATTTGGTCGGCAACAAAGAAACCAGATAACTACAACTGATTCAAGTCCTGTTTTACCAACACCTTGACCCGAACGAACAGAAACCTTTGGACTTTGTGCCAAATCCATAAGAACTTTCCTCTGCCATTCATCCGGATAAAAACCCAGCATATCCTCTGCAAACGCAACTGGATCATCCCAATAAACATCGATAATCTCCATAAATTCACTAAAAGCTGTATTACTCATTAGCTTCAGCTTCCTTTTGCTTACGTCTGCGCTCTGCTATCTTCATAAGAGACTCTTTCCAGTCTTCTGTATTCTGATTAGTATCACCATCAACTTTAATAGCAGCGATCTCTTTCTTAAGTTTCTCAATTCGTAGTTTTTGTTCTTCTGTATTAGCTAATCTATCGTATTTTTCAATTAGATTTACTAGCGTTGACATTGCTTTCGATTGAGCATTTAAGAAACTAGCTTGTTTATCCCAAGCGAATTGTATCTCCCACTCTTCTTCAAAACCACTTTCAGTAAGTTTATTTTTCCGCAGTTCTTTGGTCATGTCTTCGTTGTCTTTAACAAACATAATACGTTGAGCATGGATGATTTGAGTGTACTGCAGCATAATACTATCCCAAATGATTGTTAAGGAATCGTTGTTAACTGCTTCTTTTAATTCTTCTTTTAAATCATATATTTCTTGCGGTAAGTACTTTCTATATAAACCATGAGTAGCAGCATTACCATTACGTAGTGGAGCAGCGCCACCGGAATTACCAACAGCATTTTTATTACCCTTTTTAGCTCCACCACGATTGTTTACAGCATTCTTATTACCCTTAGGTGCTCCTGGTTTCTTTTTGGAGTACTCCGTATCTTTCTTTGGAGTACTCCGTTCATTTTTATGGAGTACTCCATTTAATTTGTCTATCCATCCATCTTTGGATTTCCATCCACCAACCGTTTTTTCGCTTACAGTTTTTTCGGATGTAGACAACAATTCAGCAATTTTACGATTCGTAATATCACCGTTATGTTCTTTAAATATTTCATACGCTTTGTTACGGTCTGGACTTCGTTGTCTGGCCATAATTACATAACACCTGCCCCCTTATCCAATTGTTTGCACTTCCTTCTCTAAACACTCAATGCATATATGAGCATTATCCGTATTTGCTTCACGGAGATATGTTTTATCAAAATGAGTAATAGTTAATGGCATTTTTAAGGTCCACATGCACGGCTCATTACAAACAGAGCAAGTAGGAACGTTTATAGTTTCTTCTTCCATTTACACCACCTCACGCTAATTGCTTTACAAAATAAAAAAGCAGCGGATTTGCTACTTTTATTGTTTCCTATTTATAAACTGAAATCTTCTAATGATTTATCGATCTCATCTTGTTGGATTCCTATATAACGTAATGTAATAGACGGAGCAGAATGATTAAAGATCGTTTGTAGCATTACTACATCTTTTGTCTTCTGATAATAATGGTATCCAAAAGTTTTTCTAAGAGTATGCGTTCCAATTTCATCAAGCCCTACTTTTTCAGCAGCGGTATTCATGATTCGATAAGCTTGAATTCTAGTAATAGGTTTTTTTGTCTTTTTAGAAGCAAATAAACAATCCGTTTCGTTCATTCCACTTACATACTCGTTTATTTTTTCTCTTAACGCTGTATTGATAATAAAACGCTTATCTTTTCCGGTCTTCTGTTCTTTGATAACAATGTGAGTTCTTTCTTTCACATCACTTACATGTAACTTTAATAAGTCACCAATTCTTAGACCTGTATTGATTCCCATTTCAAATAAAAACAAATCACGATAAGACTGGCGACGTAAAACCTCTTTCACTTCTTCTAATTTTTTCTTATCTCGAATTGGTTGCACAAACTTCATTCCTTACCCCTCCATACGTTATGTTACATTAGATGTATCTTTATTATACAATATGTTACATAAAATATGGTATTTATTTTTGCAAATGGATAAAAACGTTGATATAACAACGTATATCCCCTTGAATCTAATGTTACAAAATATATGATGTGTTACATTAGATGGTTTTTGAACCTTCTTTACAATATTTGGTTTGTGTTGAGTTTGTTTTGTTTGTAAATGGCCAACCTTTTTAGTTTTTACAGTAGCTGATATCGAAATTACTAGATTAGAGATTTCTCTTCAAGTAGCATTAGCTCTAAAAGTACTTAGAATACCGATTTGAGATTAATTAGCATATCAAAAGAAAAAGCACCTGAATGGATGCTCTGATATCAATTATTTATTTGTATTTCAATTACGGTAAATGAAATTTCCCCCTTCTTCCAATCACCTAATATTGCTGCATCAATTTGTTTGTACATTATTAAGTAACTGGAAGAAGAGCAAAAGCTCTTCCACGTTTACACAACAGATTTTGATTTTGGAATTGAAAACAAGAAACAACATCTCATTCAACCCTCAACCATCACCCATAGCCTAACGATCCATTTGAATTATAAAGGAATGTGAAAAATGTTTTCCGCCACTTCTCACAATACAAATATATCACGTTGATTCCAAAACAACCGGCACATTTCCTGCCAAAAAGCGGTCACGACTCTGCCACTTATTTTATTCCCGTTATCTTTACTTATAATAGTCCGATTCCACTTAATTGAATATAGTTACTATTAACCTGTACTTTTTTAACTTCAGCAATACCTTTAATGTCAGTTGCATAAATAGTAGAGAATGTAAACTCCACTTCTCTACCATAATATGCTGCCATTATAAAAAAAATCTTTTGGACCTGAATATTCAATGTCCATTGTCCATTTACAATCCTTGTCGCCATGTATCTTAAAATAAACTTGATTACAATTGACTTCCTCTTCTAGCCCTTCTATAAATAGCTTTTTCACACTATAGGTCCTCATCTTCTCAACTCCTTACTATTTTAATTCTAACAAATAGCATCAATCTTTTAATAGCATTTAGTTACCCATATCTTATATTGTGTGTAACTGGCCCCTTCGCTGAAACCCTTGACATCATTGATTTCATTTAACTTTCTCTTTTGAGTTACACAGTACGAAAATTATGAGTAACTGTATAGGGATACCACCAGCATTTTTCAAAATAGCCTACGCTATGTAAAAAAAAATAAAATAAGCTGCCCATGTGGACAGCTTATTTACATAATTATCGTTATTGGTAGTCGTATCCGAATACTGTAAAAATTGCTAATCCATTAGGGAAATCTAGATCTCCAGCACCAAACGGTCCTACACGTATAGGGGTTGTAGGATTAGTAATATCATAAATTTCTATATTGTCACCGAAAACATTCGCTACATAAAGGGTAGTATCTGTAATAGCTAATACAGCAGGACCATTTAAATTTTCAGCGCCGAACTCTCCTACACGAACAGGAGTTGTAGGATTGATAATATTATAAATTTCTATTGTGTTATCTCCAGCATTTGCTACATAAAGAGTGGTACCTATAGTAGCTAATCCTGCAGGAATATTTAAATTTCCTGCGTTAAATTCGCCAACTCGTATAGGAACCATAGGATTGGTAATATTATAAATTTCTACTGTGTTATCTCCAGTATTTGCTACATAAAGAGTGGAATTTGTAATAGTCATGCCAGAAGGACCATTTAAATCTCCAGCGCCAAACTGGCCTATACGAACAGGGGACGTAGGATTAGTAATATTATAAATTTCTACTGTATTATCACCACCATTTGAGACATAAAGAGTGGTACCTGTAATAGCTAATTGATCAGGAACATTTAAATCTGCTGTCCCAAATTCTCCTATGCGTATAGGGGCTATAGGGTTAGTAATATTGTAAATTTCTACACCATCGCCTAAATTTGCGATATAAAGAGTAGTACCTGTAATAGCTAATCCCGCAGGACCTAAACTAGTTATAGATGCAAATTCTCCTACGCGTACAGGAGTTGTAGGATTGATAATATTATAAATTTCTATAGTGTCATCATCGATGTCGCCGTCAGTACTAGATACATAAAGAAATTTAGCTTTCACAATAATAGGAGGAACAGCAGGTGGGAAAGCAGGGAAAAGCCTAGGACAGCATCCTTTTGGTTTTGAAAAATATGAGTTCAAAATAATTCACCGCCTTTTTTTGAAACATAATATAATTATTTATATTCAAATCAAGTAATTTGGCTTGTATACTTGTCTAATAAAATTTGCGATGTATATTCTATACATATTCAGTTAATATAATGTCTCATTATCGGTAGTTAATTAAATAAATTATGATGGATCCCATTAGAATATCACCGCCTATAGTTAGGGGACCATATAAAACACGATCAGATAAATCATCTGTTTTATGGGGGTAGCAGCTTATCGTTATTCATATTTCTCTGACTGTATCCTTTATTTATCAGTGTCTTTTAATATAATCTTTTCTTTAGGAGGGAAGAATCAAACTAGCCACAACTCCTGCATGGTCAGAAGGCCATAGCGCCGTTGGTGTACGATCCTCTTGCTCTTCTCCTACAACGTCCACTTTTTCAACTTTGAAATCGCCTCGAAAGAGAATTAAGTCTATTCTAACAAATAGTTGCGAGATCAAATTTAATACATTAGAATCCTGGCAACATGTGAATCCATTGCCTTTTCCTGCGATAGTCCATGTATCTTTAAATCCAGCATTTATCAAAAGATTGTAAGATGGACCACTGCCGTCAGAATTTGAGTTAAAATCCCCTATGAATACTAAGGGAAGATCAGTCGCTCCCGGGCCAGTTAAAAGTTCGCTAGCTTGAGCGAGTTGTATTGGAAGTGTTTGGGGGATTTCAGGTGTAACGGGTTGTAAATGAGTATTGACGAGTCTAAATTTCTTTCCGGATATTTCGATATCAACAGATATAAAACCAAACAGGAGTTTTTCAATATTACCGCCAACTGGAACGGGAAGAAAAGCTTCAAAAATCTTTGTTTGTATATTTGAGAATTTAAGTCCTGAATTTTTTCGCACCAAAATCACATCTCGATCTACAAATCGAACGTTGAAGCCAGTGCTACTAGGTAACGTAGCATCCGTAGCGTCTAATATTGCTAAAACTTCATAATGCAATCCTCTTTTTTCTAACTCCTCGAGAAGGATCGAAACCAAATCATACTCTACTGCTACTTCAGAATTTTGAGGTAACAAAAGTTGCCATATTGCTGCTTCTTGAAGACCTAATATATCTGGTTTTTTTCTTGCAATTTGATCAGCAATAGCCCCTGCTCGTACCGGAAAATTTGTTGCTTGAAATAGTGTAAAGACCTCAGTAACGCGTTGTGGGAGTTGCTCTGAAGTGGTTCCTAATAAAGGCGTTAAGATAGTGCCAAAATAGATGTTCCATGTCATGATCGTTAGTGGCCCTTGGGGTTCTGGGATCGGAGGGACAGCAGGTGGAAAAGCTGGAAAAAGTCTACGACAGCATCTTTGTTTTGAAAAATATGAGTTCAAAACAATTCATCTCCTTTTTTCGAAATTTAATATAATTATTTATATTCGAATCTATTACTTTGGCTTGTATGCTTGTTTACGCCTAATAAAATTTATGATGTATATCTTATACATGTAAGGTTAACATAACGTCCTATTATAGACATAAAAAAAAGGATCTTCAATCCAAGATCCTTTTTAATACTTTTAATAGTTTTACTCATTTACCATGGCATCAGCTTTTGTTACATGTACAGTACCAAATGGATGGTTAGGAGGAGCATATATTGAATAAAGTTTTAGAGGGATATTACCCGTATTGGTTAGATTATGCCATGTTCCAGCCGGTATCATTATGGCATAATCATCATAGACATTTCTTTTAAAGTTTAAATTATCTTTACTTTTTCCCATTTGAACAATCCCCTGTCCTTGTTCAATACGTAAAAATTGATCAACGTTAGAATGCATTTCTAAACCGATATCTTCGCCAACATTGAGACTCATTAAAGTAACTTGTAAATGTGTTCCTGTCCATAAAGCAGTACGATAGGTATTATTTTGTTTCGTTGCTTCATTGATATTAACGACAAATGGTTTTGGTCCATAATCTGTTAATGAAATTCTTCTGTCACCGTTGGAAGAACGAAAACAATCATAACTGTTTGCATGCTCTATCTCATTAGGAAAAGTCGAGTAAACAGACTGTCTTCCATAGTTATACATTGGTATTGGCATGTTAACATAATAAAAATATTGATATGGATATATATAAGGATTATAGTGCATTTTCCCCAATCCTTTCACGTTTTTACAAGATTATTCTATGCACTTGTTAAGTAAATGTACTTAGATTCAAGATGAATTATTAAAAACATATGAATACTCTATACAGAACTAGTTAACATAACGTCTCATTATCAGTTATGAAAAGAGGAAGCCGTACGCTCACCAAGGAGCCTTCTTTTTTTTGTTCTATGGATCTATGCATTTTTTTTATACATTCCTATCCTAGCGCGGTTTTAGGGTTCTTTTTTGTTACTGGAATTGTATAAAATCTTGCATACTCTTATGCCTAGTTTTTTTCCAAAATACTACGATACCCCTAGATTTAAAAGAAAAAAGCAATGATTAGATTTTAAACCTAGTCATTGCTTTATCCATTGCATCTTGGTTTACCCCTATATAACGTAACGTGACCTTCTCTGACGAGTGATTGAATATCTCCATGAGTAAGGCTATGTTTTTTGTTTGCATATACATATGGTACCCGTACGTCTTTCTCAAGGTATGTGTGCCTATGTCATCTAATCCGAATTCTGCCGCTGCTCTACTTAATATCTTATATGCCATGCTACGACCGATCGGGCGATTCCTCCCCTGTCTACTTTGCAATAGGTACTCATTATCTTCTCTTTCTTCAATAAACCATTTGAGCTCTCTTTTCAATGCTGCAGTAATTTGTATTCGTTTCTGTTTCCCTGTTTTCTTTTCTCTCATAGATATATGACTACCCTTGACATCTCTTACCTTCAATTTCAAAATGTCCGAGATTCTTAAGCCTGTATTGATTCCCATAATGAAGAGAATGTAATTACGTAAGCTCTTCTCCTTAAAATAATCTTTTAGCTGCTGTATTTGCTCTGGATCACGTATCGGTTGAACAAAATTCACTATTCATTACCTCCAGTTTCTTCTGTCTCGTAAACTTCTAATCCAAGCGCAAAAGCAAGTTTATAAAACGCTTTAGACTTCCAACGTCGGTAAGTACGCTCTGACATTCCTATTTCGTTATAAACCATGTAATCACATACATCCTCATCTTCTAAATAACGTTTATAAATAATATCTCTTTGAATACTTCCAGCACGACCGTTTCCTAATCGAGTTAGAAACTGATCAATACGTAATGACATTCTCTCAAGCCACTCTTCTCGTTTACTTTGTTGAATATTTGCTATTGCAACATCTTCTAATGGTTTTCCGACTGTATGTGTAGGACCATGCTCACGTACTTCATAAGAAGGAGTGACTTTCATTTCTTTACGCATCGTCCCAAATTGTCTATGTATACGTACGCTTTCCAACACACCTTCTAATTCCTCTTGTGTCGCTGTTCTATCAATTTTTGGTAAGAAAGATAATTGTTTAGTCATGTAAGACCACTCCTTTTTATTTTTTAGATTACTTTTGTCTTATTGCTCCACGTCTTCGTTCATAACAAGGTCTATGCATCCCCATCAAATCCTCAATTTCACGAGCACTAAATTTCTCTTGTCTTTTTTTTCTTATTTTTCTTTTTTGCTTGTTTTGATTGCTTTTTCCATTCGCGCAATTGATCTCTTAGTACCTTCATTTCCCCATCCCCCTTTTCAAAATAAAAAGGACACCTATTCCTAAAACAGCTCAAATTGCTGCTTTAATGAATTGGTGTCCTCTAGTTTTCTAGCCGGACTATATTTTGTTTGCTTTACTTTAAAAGGATTATTTTGTTCAGTTTTATTTACATGAATTGATTCACATTATTTACACATTTCCAAAATTTATCGATGAAATTATATATATTTTTCTTTTATATTTGTTACCTCCGTCATACAATAAAAGTGAAATTTCATATTTTTGGAATTTCATTAAACAAATTTCATTAACAGAGCAGGAGGAAAACACAATGAATAGTCTTTACGACAGAAAACCTAGTAGCACTCTAACTGTAATTATCGGTATTTTATTAATTCTTATCGCTTACGTAGGTTTGGCTTATACTAGTCTACCATTCAATTTTACATTTATAGCTCTAGCTGGTGTCATAGCTCTATACTTGAACTATGGTATTTATGGCCTTAAGTCAGCCTTTAGTCCGCTCCAAAAAGGAGTAATTAAAATTATTTTAATTGGTTACATATGGTATGCAGTACAAAGTTCACTTGTTGCAGCAATAATCAAATTTGGTTTTAACTTTCCGGTTGCTAGTAACGGGGCGACTAATGTTTTTGTAAACAACACACCTGCTCAATTCATCTATAACGCTTTAGATATTATATTTAGTTTAATTGGTGAGGAATGTCTCGTTTTAATTCCATCTATACTAGCAATTTACTTTTTGAAAAAACATGGAGTAAATGAGAAACGATCTATGATTATAGTTACAATTGTTGGAGCATTCTTTTTTGGCTTGGCACATTATTCTACATATAACGGTAACCTCGTTCAGATTTTCTTTATCATCGGTTTAGCTAGATTACCATTTAACTGGGTGGCTTTCAAAGCTAATTCATTATGGGCCAGTTCTATCACACATATCTTATTTGATTTCACACCGTTCTTAACAGCATTATTATTTTCTATCCTACGCTAAAATGATGATTAAGGAGCACTTTGGAAAAGTGCTCTTTTTCATATATAAATAACACTACAAAATAAAATTTTTGTTTAGTTTTATTTGATGCATAATATTTTTATATTTACTTATACTATATTTGTAACTTTTTGTTACAACATATATCTGTATTCTACGCTACTTCTAAAATTGTGCAGCAAAGCAGTTAGCTACTTCAGTTAGCTGCTTTGTTGTGCTTAATGAAATTTTTTTCGCTTTCTTGCATAACATTTTTGCTTCTGCTCATACTATAGTTGTAACCATAAGTTACAAAGTATTGTGGGTATCGTCATTGTTGAACGACAAAGCAGTTAGTTCATTGAGCTAGCTGCTTTCTCCTTTTTAATAAAATAGCGTTTTTGTTCAAATTAACACCCATATAATTGGACGGATTTACCAGTGTTTTTACCAAAAAATTCATGATATGGTTAATTAGTCGAGTACGTCATTACTTGGCACTTACCCTTAGAAGCCCCGTCGACAATCGGGGTTTCTTTTATCAATATATATTTGTCAAAATAGTTAGTTGAGTGTTAAAATATCATAGATTCTCCTTAGGGAGTTTTCATGTAATTAAACAAGAGTTTACAAGTTCTCGAATCTTAGCCCCTTGGAGCGCTTCAAGGGGCCGAACTAATTAAAAATAACGATTTTGTTTGAAAATTG